ACGGAGGAGGAATGGATAAAGAGCCTTACACCCAAGGGCGGAGCAGGCGGTGGCGGTAACGGCAAGTCCGCCTACGAGCTGGCGGTGCAAGAGGGCTACCAAGGCACGCTCCAAGAGTGGCTAAAGAGCCTTGTCGGCAAGGATGGTGCAGATGCATACGAAGTCGCCAAGAAAGCGGGCTACACGGGTAGCCGAGAGGAGTGGTTAAAGACCCTCATCGGTGCGACGGGGCTATCCGCCTACGAACTCGCTAAGTCGGAGGGCTACGAGGGTAGCCTAACGGAGTGGATAGCCTCGCTCAAGGGAGCAGACGGAGAAAGCGCCTACAAGGTGGCGGTGCGCAATGGCTACGTAGGTGACGAGCAGGCGTGGCTTGCGTCCCTTCGTGGCTCGGACGGCAAGGATGCCTACGAGGTAGCCAAGGCTGGCGGGTATCAAGGCTCACGTGAGGAGTGGCTGGAGAGCCTCAAGGGCGATGCAGGTAAGAGTGCGTACGAGCTTGCTAAGGCAGGAGGCTACCAAGGCTCGCAGGCTGATTGGCTCGCCAGCCTAAAGGGGAAGGACGGGAAGAATGCCTACCAATCCTACCTTGAGACCACGACAGACAATCCCAAGCTCTCCGAGAAGGAGTGGGCAAGCGCAAGAAGCAACAACGGAAGCAACGAAGAAGGTATGAACAAAACAGAGATAGAGCTACTCTACAAGATCAACAACGGCACAGACGAGAGCGCACCCGAGAACACGACCGCAGGAGCGCAACTGCTGGAGGCAGACGGCCACCGCAGGGAAATCATCACGGCCATGCGTGCCAAGGGCGTATCGGTGGATGACACCGACGGGCTAACTGACCTAGCGGGCAAGATCCAAGAGATTAAGGTGTACGTGTTCCCCGTGTATGCGTTGCGTCAGCTTAGCGGCTTTAAGTCGGATTACCTCCCGACGCTCGAGGTTTACTCTGAGTTCAATCCCGCAGACTTCTATAGTATGTTTACAAACGCGTCAGCCCTTAAGGTTCTCCCCGAGATCCGCAACGCTGGGCAAATCTCGAACATCAGCCAAATGTGCAGTGGGTGCGCATCTATGACTACGGCAACACTCCCCGACCTACCCGCCGTCGCTCTCGCATCAGGTGCTTTCTACGGGTGCGCAGCACTCGAGACGATTACGATAGGCGCAATGCCACGATGCACGACGCTATCGCTCCTCGCCACGCTCTGTGCGTCGCTTAAGACGCTGACCATCGGGGAGACCCCCAACGTGACCGATATAGCGCAGATAGCACAGCAGTGCTCGTCGCTCACGGAGGTGACGCTCGGCACGGGCGATGCGCTGACCAAGGTAGATAACGCCTTCAACGGCTGCACTCGCCTGCGACGCATCAACGGCACGCTGGACTTCTCAAAGCTCGCCGCAACGACCAACATGTTATACCTCTGCGAGGCTTTGGAGGAGGTGCGCATCAAGGGGCTCAAGGCAGACCTCAATCTCCAGCATAGCGCCAACCTCTCCGTTGAGAGCGTGAAATTCCTCGTCGATAACCTCCAGCAGGTGACGGGGAAGTCTATCACGCTTGCGAGAGCTTGGCAGACGGCGCACACGGCAGTGGCTCGAGAGTACAGCCAAAAGGCATCCGCCAAGGGCTTCACACTTAATTTTAGATAGCTATGGATATGATCGAACTAATCGCTCCCGACGGCTTCGCCTATGTGAACCGAAGCCACCGACTAATCGGCTACTACCTCTACTGCCCCGACCAGCAGGCGGCCGACCTTTGGGTACTCACGCCCGAAGAGGAAGCCCTCGCCTTAGAGGTGAAGTGGCAGGCGGAGGACGAGGCTAAGTCCAAGCCCGAAGAGGGCGAGGCTCAGCCCTAAACGAAAGCGCCCCGCCAGTCGGCAGGGCGCATAGAGAGGCGGGGCTGGATAGGATTTATGAGTACGAAATCTGAAAGCCAATCTCCAGCCCCAGCGCCTCTCTCCTACAAAGGTAGCAAGCTGTGGCTACCTATCAAAGACTTAACAAAGATTTACGATGAAAACAAATAGACTAAGCTGGTGGGAAACGCTCCTTGTTGTCATAGCCGTGGCACTGATAGGCTATGCCCTCACCTCCTGCTCCCGACGGGTACTCCCAGTAGAGAACACCCGAACAGAGTGGCGCGGACGCGTAGAGTGGCGAGACCGCTGGCGGTTAGACAGCGTGTACATCCACGACAGCGTGTATGTCACCGAGAGGCAGGCAGGCGACACTATATACAAGACGAAGGAGGTCTATCGCAACAGAGATAGAGTTGTCCACGATACTATCAACGCAGGACGTGTCGATAGCGTGCGCGTCGTGCATACTATCACAAGGCACGTCGAAGTACCAGCCAAGCTCACTGCGTGGCAGGCTATGCGCCTCAAAGCCTTTGCCCCACTGCTGGCTATTGCCATCGCCCTCGGTGCGTGGGTGTCGAGGAAGTTGTGGCTACCGATACTGCGTGGGCTTCTCTAACGTGAGAGCATTTTCGTGACCTCACGAAAAAGGTCTGCGGGTGTTTGGTGGTATCAAAACTTTCCCTACATTTGCAGTGTAGATGAGTGCACGCTTCTACGTGTCCACCCTTCGGGGTGCTGAATTGAAACGAGCTTATGCTCACAGATGTACGTGATTATTCGCTTAATCTCGCAACGTCTAACAAGGGCGGGGAGGTGTGACTTCCTCGCCCTTCTTTTATGAAGAGAACGCCCCGACTACCTACTGCAGTCGGGGCGCATCTTTATCTTTGTTAGTCCCAGTCTTCCCAGTACTCCTCGCAAGGTAGCCCCGTTCGGTAGGGAACACCGTATCGGACCTCGGTACCGTCCCCCAGCACTCGGGCAACTTCGTGGTAATAATTCCCGAGCCACTCAGCGACGTCTTCGGCAGGCTTGCATATCGCTATGATTGGGTAGAGGTAGCCGTCGTACTCGTCTGAGATCTGAACTGATATGCCGTAAGGATGTGATACAACCATTGGTTCTGCATCTATCGCCTTACACATTACGTGGAGGAGCGCCCCCTTAACATCATTTACGCTCTCGGCTACCTTATACACCTTAGCTTGGTATCGGACACCGCTCTTGTCGTCAATTCTCTTAAACGTCAGCCCGAAAGCCTCGATGTTCATTTTCGTTTCCATTTTCGTTTACTCTTTTAGTTGTTACTTGTAGTTCGATCTTGTGGCGGGGCTTCGTTGTTCCCCTTTCACACTACAAAGATAATACATTTTTGTGTACTACCAAAATTCACCGAAAGTTTTTGTCCGCCCACCCGAAAATTTAACCATTTGGTTAAATGGAAATGTATAGCTACCTTTGCTTCGGTTCTTCATTAAACTGATACAGCGATGGATGCGCGGGAGCGCCTAAGTCGCAGGGTTTTAGCAGGTAGATAGATGAGAGAGAGGCCTCGGCGTGTAACAGCGTCGAGGCCTTGATCTTTTAAACCATATCGTTGGAGTTAACGAAATGGTTTACACGGGGAGGAGGGGAAGAGATAGGGGAAGCACACGGCGGCGCCTCCCCTATCAGATCGAACAGATGCGCAACAACTGGAGCAACATCTAACGGCAAAGATACGCAAAATACGTCACTCACCGCCGAGGATAGAGGGTATCGACGACACAGCCTCCTGCTTGCTCTTATCCAGCACCTTCGCATATATCTGCGTCGTCGAGAGGAAGCGATGACCGAGGAGCTTACTCACGGTGTATATGTCCGTCCCGAGGTCGAGCATCATAGTAGCGAACGTATGGCGTGCGCAGTGGAAGGTAATGTCCTTTGCGATGCCCGCACGTGCCACCCATAGGCGTATAGCGTTGTTAGTGCAGTTAGCCGTGTGGACGTCGGGGAAAACGAGCGCGTCGGGGCGTCCTCGCTCCCCCATAAGCTCGACGGCCTCGGGGGTAATATCGAGGTACTCCTGCCCGCGCGTCTTCTTTTGACGAAAGATGATACGCGTGTAATCTCCGTGTGTGTGGACGTCCGACCACGTTAGGCGCGTTATGTCGGAGCGACGCAAGCCCGTGAGGCAGGAGAAGAGGAACGCGGCCTTGATGCCAGGATAGGCGCACTCAGTCTGTGCCAGCAGGCGAACCTCGTCGATCGTGAGATACATACGCGTCGCCTCCTCTTCCTTTATTCCGTCTACGGCCTTGGCGGGGTTGCTCGGGATCAGCCCCTCCTCGTGGGCTTGTCGGAGGCAGGCGCGTAGCTTATTGAAATACGATACTTGACTATTGACCGCGAGGGGCTTGTCGTCTATGCGTTTGCGAAAATTCCCCGACCACGCGCGGGCGTCGTGGCGGAGGAAGTCGCGAAAGCCCAGCACCCAGTCGGGCGTGATCTCGGAGAGCTTGATACTCTCCCGTCGTTCATAATGGCGGAGGTGGTGAAGGGCGGAGCGCCAGTTGTTCCAGTTCCCCTCGCTCTCGTCGCCGTGGCGTTGCTCGACGAGCGAGCAGTAGTAGTCGAAGAAGCGCGCCTTAGGCTTGGCCGTGGCGAAGCCGTAGAGGCCGTTACGTAGTTCGAGTAGTCGCTTCGCTCGGATAGCCTCGGCGAGCTGGAGTGTCTCGCGGTTAGCTTCCTTATCGGCGCGTGTGCGCTCGGCGACGAGGTAGAGCTTTAGATACTCGTATCGTCGCGATCCCTCGTGGTATATGTCGAGGTAGAGTGATATGCGCCCCGAGGGCGTGGTGCGCCGACGCAGGCGCACGGGGTCTTTAGAGGTAGCCATAGATTTGTTGCTCGTTGTTGCTTAGTGGTTCTCGAGCAACAAAGTAACAACAAACCTGCGACAATAGAAAAGCAAACAACGACAAAACGAACGCCCCGAGGCGCGATGCGTAGGCCTACTATTTAAGCGCGTTATCTTGCTGTCGTTTGTCGTACGCTTGCCGTCGTTTGTCGCACGTAAATACCCCGCTACTTTCCGATGCAGAATGTTACACGACGCACTTAACTAACTGACCTACGAGGCGTTGCCACAGACACCACGCAACGCGAGCAACAAACGCGCACCCAAATAGACGAAAACGCCCCCGACGAGCTAATCGCAGGGGGCGCTTCTTTTGGCCGTTATCTTAGTACTCGGCGAGGAGGGGTTTCACCACCTCGGCGCGAGCCTTCTCTTCGTCGGTGAACTCTTCGGGGTATCGCTCGATGACCTCCTCAACGTGGCCCTTAAACCACGCCTCGCTAATCTCGCCGATCTCCTCGTCGGTAGAAGCGAGCGTCCACTTTGCGTCGCCGATCTCGTACGCCTTTATGAGGTAGTTTGATTGGTTGTTGTCGTACACGCGTTCGTTGTCTACGAACGTCGTAATGAACTCGTCGTACTCTTCGACGCTGTCGCACGACCAGCGCAGCTCTACAGTGTGGCCGTCCTTGGTGTCCATCTTGATGCTCCAAGTGCCGAAGTAAGGGTACTCCTTGATGTAGGAGCAAAGGAGGGCTTCGATACGTCGCTTAGCGTCGTCAATGTCGTCTACGCCTTCGATCTTGTCGTATGCTACAAGATTGCCGCTGTAGCGGTCTTCGTAAAATTCGATGCCTTCGAGGGTGATCTTCTTCGTTTCCATTTTCGTTTACTCTTTTAGTTGTTACTTATAGTTCGATCTTGTGGATGGGGCTTCGTTGTTCCCCTTTCACACTACAAAGATAATACATTTTTGTGTACTACCAAAATTTGGGAAAAGTTTTTTTTGCCTGCCCCGCCGAGGTGGCTATTTAAGACGGGAGCGTAGCTCGGATAGTTGTGCTTTCAGGCGCTCGATCTCGTCGTCCTTCCGTCGCAGGGCGCGCTGGTGGTCGGCCATTGATATGTAGCCGTCGGAGGCGTCGGTCGTCATCGAGCCGTTGCCAGTGGTCACCCAGTCGAGATTGAGGTCGGGGAAGGCCTCGCCGATCTTGACGAGCGTGCGGGCGCTGACGCCGTCGGCGCTGGAGGTGAAGAAGGCGAGGGAGAGCTTCGCCTCCTTCAGGAAGCGGTACTCGGTGATGCCCTTTGCGCGTATGTAAGCGCGTAGTCGTTGTCTCATAATTGTAGCGATTAGTTTACGCTACAAAGATACACAAAAGTGTACTACTTAGAGCGACGCACCGCCCCGTAGAAGTCACCGCGGCCAGTGAGTAGCCAGTCGGCGGAGACGTTGTAACCGACTACGAGATAGGATAGCCACGTGGCAGGCACTCGGCAGGCCGTAGGGTCTTTCTCCACGCTGTTTAAGTTCCAGCGATTGATGCCGAAGCGATCTGTAAACGTCTTCTTCCCCCGTATAGTGCCGTCGGCCTTGAGGCGTGCGAGGGCGTCGAAGAAGCGGCGCGTGATGGCCTGCATATCGTCGGACTGCATAGAGCGCTTAGTGGTTAGCGTGTGGTGGCTGTTGTTGCAGTAGCTCCCAGCGTGCAACGTCGGACGGAGAGAAGGAGGGGGCGCGCCCCGACGCGATAGCCTTCTCGAGGCGTCGCAGTTCGTCGGGCGTCATCACGTCTATATACCTATCGATAGCCATAAGCGAGGAGGCGCGCGCCACGGCCTCACGACGGAGCGCCGAGACGTGCGCATTGTCGAGCATCTGCCCCTCTCCGAGGATCAGCCAGCGGGCGTTAATCTCGGGCAGTGCCTCGAGGATCGTACGAACGGGCGATAAGCCGATGCTCGCACCGCGGAGGAGCTTGCTTATGTACTGAGGCGACCACCCGAGGAGCTCACCGAACTCCCCGATGCGCCCGCCCGTCTTGTACTCGATGATAGCCTTAAGTCTGTCCTGCATTGCCTTATCGGCGCTTGAACGCCATCTTGTCGGAGGGTGAGGTCGCACCCTCGAAGCGCAGGAGGGTGAAGCCGTCGGCGGTGACGTCGGTAATGACGCGTGACGTCTTCCCCGTGACGTAGTCCTTTAGACCGCCGTCGAGGGAGTAGATCGTGAGGTACACCTCGCTCCCAGCCTCGCGGAGCGAGTAGAGGTTATTTCGCTTTATCGACGGCTGGGCGACGCCGTCGATCTTGATATAGCTCTCCGAGGTGACCTCGCCGAAGGCATCGAACTCCTCCCCGCCACGTGTGTAGTACTTCTTCTGCGTCGACGCGTAGGGCGTAAATACTAAGTCCTCTACCTCGATAACGGGCTTCGCAAATGTCGAGGGCGAGGCCATCTGCTCGCCGTGGAAAGCACCCGACAGCGCGCGTGCGACGCTGGAGATACGGCTCGAAGGCTTCACGACGTCGGCGGGTGTGTCCTTCTTACACGACGTGACGGCTGGTGCGCCGAGGAGGGCGAGAGTGAGAAGAGAGAGGGTAATTCTTTTCATAGGTGTATGCGATTTAGAACGTGAACGTATGCTCGAGGTCTATCTTAGCGACGACCGCCGAGAGGAAGCATATATCATTGATAGGTATCTCGAAGTCCTCGTACTCCTTGTTAAAGCTCCGAGCGATATAGTAGTAGTTCTCCTTCGCTTTGTCGGGGTGGCGGTGTAGCTTCTTGAGGTAGTGCGTCGGAGGATAGCCGTCCTCCTGCCTCACGGCCACGGCAAAGACCTCACCAAAGGGCAGGAGCAAAGGGCGGCGAGGATTGAAGGGATAGGGCTTGAGGACGACGCGACAGCCAGCAGGATAGCGAGGTGCCATAGAGTCTCCGCGGATAGGTACTACCATATTTCCGTCTACGTCGGGCAGTCCCCAATAGGTGTCTACGGTGCGCAGCTCCTCGGCCTCGCCCGTCGTGCCACCGCGGAAGGCCTCGGCGAACTCGGGGATGAGCTTCACCCCCTCCTGCGTCGCACGCTGGTAGTCCTCCTCGTCTCCTACTTGTATGGCTTCCGTCCAATAGACGCGGTCGTCCTTCCCCACCCATACGTCGGTGCGTCGTCCTATATCGGGGAGCGACGCCCCTGGGTTGTCCTCTACGGGTGCGAGCGCGGGGTACGCGCGTACCATATCACCCTCGCCAGTCCTTAACCAGTCGAGAGACAACTCGGGCATAGCATCCGAGAGAGATACAACATAACGTTTTACAAGGTCATCGCCGAGAGGCTTAGATCCTGAGAGGTAATTCGACAGATTGCCCCTGCTTTTCTCCCCGACGAGGCTCGCAAAGTGCGACTGATTGCGCACTTTCTGAGATTTTTTCAGCGCCTCGTAAATCAGCGCAAGCCTTTGATTATTAGACATAAACCAGCCTTTTATCAAGTCCGAGTAAAACAAAACAACGTATTACTATTTGCAAGTAGTACATTTTGTATTACCTTTGCAGTGGGTACTAAAAAGTACCACGAACAAAGATACAAATAAGTACCACAACGAAATGGACAAAAGAATACTAACACCCTACCAGCGAGAGCGGCTCGAGCGCGACCAGCGCATCTATGCCGACTACAAAAAGCTGATGCAAGGAGACGGAGTGCGAAAGGTCGCAGTGTACAGCTACCTCTGCGACAAGTACGGCCTGCACTCAAAGAATACGATCCACACGATCCGCCGCCGTATGGAGGCACTCGAAAACAACACCAAGTAGCAATGAAAACGAACGAACAGAACAACAACAAGTATCTAACCTGCATCGCGGTCGAAGCCCTCCTCGTCGTGGTCGGCATCGCGGGTATCGCACTCCTCGCTGGCGAAGAAGCCCCGAACGCCTCCGCGCCTATGACCCTCGGCGAGTGGATCGCTATCAAGGTCGCAGGCCTCGCACTGGTCGCCGTAGCGGTCATCGCTGGCCGTGCGGCACACCGCGCAGGCATCATCTACTAACCACGCACCAACAACAAAGCAATGGACAGCCAAGCAATAGCCGAGCGCCTCGACCGCATCGAGCGGCTCACGCTGATAAGCGCTAAGACGATCCTCGACGCCGACGAGGCTGCGACGTTCGCAAGCCTCAGCATCGGGCGCATCTACCGCCTCACGAGCGAGAGGAAGATCCCCCACTACAAGCGAGGCAACCGCCTCTACTTCCGCAAGTCGGAGCTTGAGGAGTGGCTGCTCGAGACGAAGGTCAAGACGAGCGAAGAGATCGCCTCCGAGGCAGACACATACACGGCACGACGCCGCACAAATAGAATTCAAGCATCACGCATATAACCACCTAAAACAAAACAAAGCAATGGCACAGACAAGCACGCTTAAACTCTTCAACGAGACGTTAAGCAACCCCCGCACACAGAGCTACCTCGAGAGCGTACTGGCGACGAAAAAGAACTCATTCGTCAACAACATCTCCTCCCTCGTGGCTAACAACGCCAACCTGCAGGCCTGCCAGCCCCTTAGCGTCATCTACGCAGGTATCAAGGCGACGGCCTTAGACCTCCCCCTCGATCCTAATCTCGGCTTCGCCTACGTCATCCCCTACGCCAACCGAAAGGCGGGCATCACGGAGGCGCAGTTCCAGATCGGGTACAAGGGCTTTATCCAGCTTGCTATCCGAAGCGGGCAGTTCCGCACGATCAACGTCACCGACGTAAAGGAGGGAGAGGTAAAGCACTTCGACCTACTGACTGGAGAGACGCGCTTCGAGGCACTCCCCGCACGTGAGAAGCTCCCAACGGTGGGATACGCCGCCTTTATCCGCCTTACTAACGGCTTCGAGAAGACGCTCTACATGACGAAGGACGAGGTCGAGGCGCACGCCTACGAGTACTCGCAGACCTACAAAGCTGACAAGGACAAGGGCTGGTCGTCGTCGCAGTGGTCGAAGAACTTCGACGCGATGGCTCGCAAGACCGTGCTGAAACTCCTCCTCTCACGCTTCGCTCCGCTCTCGGTCGAGATGCAGCAGGCCATCACCGCCGACCAAGCCGTGTTTAATAGCACCGACGGCGCACCCCGCTACGCCGACAACGACGCACGGATCGAGGACGTCGTGGCCGAGGAAGTCCCCGCAGGCTCTCCGCAGGCGAAGGCCTCCGAGGCGATGGCAAAGGCAAAGGCGGCGGCCGCAGCACCAGCGGAGGTCGTAGACGCCGAAACGGGCGAACTCCTCCCCACCGACGGGCAGGGCGATGATACACTCCTCTAACCTCTAACCAAGCAACTACAAACAATGGACGCAACAACGACAACGACGGCGGTACAGCCACTGACCGAGCAAAGCCTCGCCCTCAACGTATTAGACCTCACCTTCGGCACACTCACGACGAACGCCCTGCAACTGCACGACTACGTCGCCGCGACGCTCGAGCGCTACACGCCCGAGAACTACTCCGAGGACAACGTCGAACAAGCAAAGGCCGACCGCGCCATACTCAACAAGGCGGCGAAGGAGCTTAACGACCGACGCATACAGATAGAGCGCGAATGGAACGCACCACTGCAGGAGTTTAAGGGCATCGTCGGCGACACGGTCAAGATGATAGCCGATGGGAGCGCAAAGATCGACGCGGTGGTCAAGGGCGTAGAGAGCAAGGCGAAGGCCGAGAAGCGCGCCGCTATCGAGGAGCTATGGGAGAGGAAGGGCATCACCCTCCTACCGCTCTCGAAGCTATGGGACGATAAGTGGCTCAACAAGACGAAGCGCCTGCCCGCCATCGAGAAGGAGATCGGCGAGAAGCTCCTCAAGATCGAGGCTGAGCTGGACACCCTCGCAGCCGTCGATACCGAGGACGGCGACGTGCTACGTGCCTACTACCTCGACTGCCTTGACCTGCAGCGCACTCTCGCCTACTCGGCGACTCTCAAAGCTAACCGCCAGCGCCTGCAGGAGGAGCAAGCAAGACGACAAGCCGAGGCCGAGGCGCAGGCCACACGCGAGGCGTACGTCGCACCGACGGCCGAGCCAGCACCCACGGCGTACGAAGCCCCCGAGGCGGTCATCCCCGAGGTACTCGAGCGCACGATGGTAGTACGTGGCACACGCGAGCAGCTGATCGCCCTTGCGGAGTTCATGCAAGCCGAGGGCATCTGGTTTAAGAAGGTATAAGACAAGCAATGAGTACAACGATCATACGACCAACCGACCGCGATGAGTGGCTCAAGTACCGAGGCTCGGGCATCGGATCGTCCGAGGTGGCCACGATAGTCGGGCTTAATCCCTTCGAGACGAAATACCAGCTATGGCGCAGGAAGAAGGGCATCGACGCACCGATAGAGGAGAACTTCGCGATGCGTGCAGGCCACATCCTCGAGCCTGCGGTGGCGCGATTTTGGGAGGATGCAACGGGGCGCGAGGTAGACCTCTCCTCCGAGGGAGACTGGCTAATCGTCGACGACACTAAGCCCTTCCTCCGCGTATCACCCGACCGCCTCTACTGGCTCGACGACACGCACACCGCGACGGGCATACTCGAGTGTAAGACGACGCAGAAGACGATCGACGCCGACGACATCCCCAAACACTGGTTTTGTCAAGTACAGTACCAGCTCGGCGTGGCTCGCATCAACCAAGGTAGCATCGGCTGGCTGACGCAGGGGCGCGAATTTGGCTACCAAGACCTCCGTCTCGTCCCCGACTTCTTCGGCTGGCTGATCGAGGAGGTAGAGCGCTTTTGGCACGACAACATCCTCGGCGGCGTCGAGCCTGCACAGACGAGCGTCAGAGACGTACTGCTCAAGTACGACCGCCACACCGACGGGAAGGTAATAGAGGTCGGCGAGGACGTCGTACAGGCCTACAACGAGCTGAAGGATCTACGGCGCGAGATTAGTGCCCTCGAGGAGAGGAAGCTGCGCTGCGAGGACACTATTAAGCTCGCCTTCGCCGACGCCGAGGCTATCAGCTACGGCGGGCAGACGCTCGCGCGCTTCAAAGCTCCGAAGCCGTCGGCGAAGTTCGACGCAAAGGCCTTCCGCGCCGACCACCCCGATCTCGCCGATAAGTACACGCACGAGGTGCAGGGCTCGCGACGCCTCACGGTACTCTAATATCACCACCGCGATATGATTAAGATCTCACACGGCGACGCCCGCTCCATTATCCGCCTCCTCGACGTCCTAACGTCGGGGGTGGCGTGGACGGACAACCGCCACATAAACGCGCGACGGACGGCTCGCCTACTCGCCCAGCGACTGCGGCGAAAGTGCGAGGAGGACGCGGTGCAAAGTGATTGAATTTTAATCACTATCTTTACCCCGTTGTTTGGCTATTGATGCTTGAGTATTTGAAGTGGAGAGAGCCTCGGACGGGACAAACGGGCAGCTATAAGCCCGCCAACCATCCGAGGCTCTTCACGTTTACAGCACCTCGGCACAACAACGACAGACAACGACAACGAACAGATAGCAAACAGCGACAATGGCACGACCAACAAGACAGACGGTGGACTTCTTTCTTCACTACTGCAAGGGCGGTAAAACGCTCTACATCCTCGAAGGCAAATACGGTAACGATGGGTACGCCTTTTGGTTTAAACTCCTCGAGCTTCTCGGCGAAAGCGAAGGGCACTTTTATTCCTGCAAAAACCCCGTTGAGTGGGAGTTTCTGTTAGCAAAAACTCGCACGAGCGGGGAAATTGCAAGCAGTATCATCGATACGCTAATAGATCTCGGCAAAGTGGACGCCAATTTGTGGCGCGAAGGGCGCATAATTTGGATCGAGAACTTCGTGAAGTACCTCTCGGAGGTTTACAAGCGTCGCAAAACTGACCTACCTCAAAAGCCTACACTTGAGACAGAAACCGAATTAATGTATGCAGAAACCACCATTACCGACAACAGAAACGCAGCTGAAGTGAATTTCAGCAAACAGAAACACGACAGAGTAGAGAAGAGTAGAGTAGAGAAGAGTAGAGAAGAGAGAACTCTCCACGCACATGCGTGCGAGGAGGTCGTGGCGGCTTGGAACGAGATCTTAGGCGACCGCCTTCAGGTCGTGAAGAAGCTCACCGACGAGCGACGCAAAAAGATACGACTACGCCTCGGCGAACTCTCGAAGGATGCCGACGAGGCGGTGCGACAGATGCGCGCACTCTTCGAGCGTGTCGGGCAGTCGTCCTTCCTCCTCGGCGCGAACTCCTCGGGCTGGGTGGCCTCCTTCGACTGGCTTCTCGGATCGTCGGCGAACGTCGTCAAAGTCCTCGAGGGTAACTACGACAACAACCGCTCGGCCAAAGCGGCACACACCACGACCACGACGGCGCAGGGGGTGACACTCGGCGTCGACGAACGTATCGATCCGACGACTGGACGACGCACCTATGGCTCGGGCTTGGCGACGATACCCACCGACGCACCCGCTCGCCCTTCGGCACGGCATCAGTGGGACGCCTCCTCGAAGGCGTGGATATTGATATAACCTAACGGCGGAGATCAACGATGAAGCAACAAATACCCGTTTTTGCCTACACAATCGCCGCGTGTCGGCTTCAAACCATCGGAGCGGACACTTATACCACCCACAGAAAAATCGACGCTTAGAGAGCGATTATGGAAACCAAGCATAAAGACTACGCCGAGTTCGGCATCGACATACCCTACGGCCGTCGGTCGGGGAAGATCAAGACGATCTGCCCCCAGTGCCACGACCAGCGGAGTAACAAACGAGATAAAAGCCTCTCCGTAGACCTCGACAAGGGCGTATGGCACTGCCACTACTGCAACTGGTCGGGGACGAACGAGGTACGCGTCAAGGACGACTGGCAGCAGCGCTCCACGATCCGAAAGCAGAAGAAGGTGTACAAACTCCCCACGGCGCAGGCCACCGAGGAGCAACGCCATCAGGTCGGCGCGAAGGCGCTCGCGTGGTTTGCCTCCCGAGGCATCAGCGAGCAGACACTCCGAGCACTCAACGTGACCGAGGGTATGGAGTGGATGCCACAGACGAACAAGCCCGAGAACACCGTGCAGTTCAACTACTACCGCGGCGAGGAGCTGGTCAACGTCAAGTACCGCACGGGGCGAAAAGAGTTTAAGCTCGTATCGGGCGCAGAGCTTCTCCCATACAACATCAACGCCATCGGGGGAACACCCGAGTGCGTCATCACCGAGGGCGAAATGGACGCCCTTAGCTTCGTCGAATGTGGACGCCTCGACGTCGTTAGCGTCCCCAACGGCGCTAACGCTAACCTCGACTACCTCGACGACTACCTCGAGCAGTACTTCGACGATAAGGAGGTCATCTATATAGCCGTCGATACTGACACTAAGGGCGTCGTCCTGCGTGACGAGCTTATGCGTCGCTTCGGCGTCGAACGCTGCCGCGTCGTAGAGTACGGCGAGGGGTGCAAGGACGCCAACGAGCACCTCATCAAATACGGCAAAGCCTCGCTCCTGCAGTGCCTCGCCGACGCACCCGAGACGGCCATAGACGGGGTATTTACCGTTACCGACTTCGAGGGATCGCTCGACGCACTCTACGAGCATGGCTGGCAGCAGGGGCAGACCATCGGACACCCCAACTTCGACGCCCTCTGCTCCTTCGAGACGAAGCGCCTCTGCATCGTGACGGGCATCCCCGGCTCGGGGAAGTCGGAGTTTATCGACGAGATCGCCGAACGCCTAAACGTCCGCTACGGGTGGAAGTTCGCCTACTTCTCCCCCGAGAACGCCCCCCTCGCCTACCACGCCTCGAAACTCATCGAGAAATACACGGGCAAGCGCTTCTCTAAATCGAGCCTCTCGGGCGTCGAGTACAAGCGGGTGAAGGAGCATATCGAAAACAACTACTTCTTCATCTCGCCGACCGACAGCTTCAAAGTCGACAACATCCTCGAGAAGGCCAAATCACTCGTACGACGAAAGGGCATAAAAGCCCTCGTAATCGACCCCTACAACCGCCTCGAGAGCGAGCAGGGAACACGCAGCGAAACGCAGTACATATCCGAGCTGCTCGACAAGCTCACAAACTTTGCGCAGCGTAACGACCTCCTCGTGATCCTCATGGCGCACCCCACGAAGCAGCCACGCAACAAGGACGGCATCATCGAAGCCCCCACACTCTACGACATCAGCGGCTCGGCGAACTTCTTCAACAAGGCCGACTTCGGGATAGTAGTCCACCGCAACCGCATCGCTAATAACGTCGAGGTACACGTGCAAAAGGTCAAGTTCCGACACCTCGGGACGTGCGGTACGGCCTACTTCCACTACAACCTCAATAACGGCCGCTACGTCCCCTACGTGCAAGACGTCCTACCCGAGTGGGACAACACCTCGCACCTCGACATCATCGACAAGCGCAACGCCGACGAAGCAAAGGCATCAACGGCTATCCCCTTCGATCCCTCCGACGACGAGGACGACGATCCCCTCCTCCGTACCACGGGACTATCCGACTGGGAGACCGACGGCGACCGCCCGCCGCTCCCCTTCTAACTCGCTAATATAGAACGGGTACAGATAGAACATAACTACTAATCACTAATAATCAGCTAATTATGAGCGAAATTACTCCTAACAACAGCACGCCCCTTAACATTTCGGGCATCGTCCTTAACATCCTCCCCTTGCAGACGGGGACGTCGAAGGCGGGCAACCAGTGGAAAAAGCAGGACTTCATCCTCGAGACGCATGGGCAGTACCCCCGCAAGGTGTGCGTCTGCCTCTTCGGCGACAACGTCGATAAGTTCCCCCTCGCGGTCGGGCAGTCGGTGACGGCTTCCGTGGACATCGAGAGCCGCGAATTTAACGGGCGCTGGTATACCGACGTCCGCGCGTGGAACGTCGTCTATAACGGGCAGCAGCAGGGCGCACCAGCGACAGCACCCGCGACCGCAGCTCCGACGGCACAGCCTACGGCCACCGCGCCGAAGACGCAGGCCAAGGGCGCAGCGGCACAAGCCCCAGCGGACGCACCCACGGCGGCCGACGATCTCCCCTTCTAACGGCCACGGCACACGATGAAAGACGCGAAGAAAACAAAGGCGGAGAAGCCCGCGAAAAAGGTCAACCCGCTGTACCGCCCGTCGAAGCGACGCAAGGAACGCGTCGCCGACGAGGTCATCCGCTGGATCGTCGACATCGCTCTCGATCCTGAATGTGATATGACCGTACCGAGCCTCTGTATCGAGGCCGTGCGTCACTTCGCACTCACGTACACAGCGAAGAGCTTGGAGGCCTACCTCCGTACCGCACCGTACTACCGCGACAACATGGCACAGATCCGCGCTAATCAGCTCGAACTGCGGCGCGCTCGATCTACGCAGTTTCACAACTCCGACGCTATCATCTTTTGGCCGACGTGGAAGCTGAAGGAGCGCGGCTACCTCGTCAACGGCTAACCACACTACACAAAGCACCCTCCCCGCCGACGACGTGGGGAGGGGCTACTAACCACCACACCACCCCACAGACAACGAAATGAATACACTCGATACACAGATAGGCGGGACGCACTACACAGATCTACCGCACCAGCCCCTCGACCTCATCGCAGGCCTTGACCTCGACTTCTTCCAGGGCAACGTCGTGAAGTACCTAACGCGCTACAAGTTCAAGGGCGCGCCAGTGGCAGACCTAAAGAAGGCCGCCGACTACTGCCGTAAGGCGCACGCCTTCCTCTATTACCGACAACTCACCGACGACTACCGCACACGCGCCACCTACGGCGTCGAGGCACACTGCGAGGCTAACGGCCTACCCGATAAGGTCGCCGAGGCTATGCTGAAAGCCATCCTCTACCAGTGGCGCGAGGCGGCGAAGCTGATCGACGACCTCGTAGCCGAAAGCACCCTTGAGGCTATCGAGGAGGAGCGGAGGTGTAGTAGCGTCGGCGTCGGTGACTTCTATACAGCGGCCGACGGAGATCTCGCCCTCGGTGCGCCGTGGTCAATATGCGGGCAGTATCGCATACACGAGGAGGGCGGGCAGTACACCGTCCTGCACGTCGAGGACGGGGACAAGACCATAAAGGGGCGCTACCCAACTATCGACCTCGCAAAGGAGGGGGTAATCTTCCACCGAGAGGCACGCCTCGAGCTGCTCGTCCGCTACCTATCCGACGAACTCGAACGCTCACGAAAGAAGCACCCTATCAAATAGCCCGCCCAAATGGCAAAGACCAAGACCAAAGCGAAGGCCTCCGACATCGCCACGAGTGACCTCTTCACGGCGCTCTGTCGGAGCGACCTACGCGTCGCCTGCGTCCGTGAGCTGCGCTTCCACCCAGTGCGTCGCTGGCGCTTCGACTACGCTATACCCGAGCATAAGATCGCCGTCGAGGTAGAGGGTGGCGTGTGGACGCAGGGACGACACACGCGCCCCCGTGGCTTCCTCGGCGACATGGAGAAATACAACACCGCCACCGCCCTCGGCTGGCGCATCCTCCGCGTAACGCCCGACACCCTCACCACGGGCGCAACGCTCGACCTCGTACGTCGCACTATCGAGAGCGCGCACTCTTTTTCGCGCCCAAATAGTGATTAAAATTCAATCACTTAAAGTAAATTTGCAGTATGGCAGATACACAACAACAGACACCGACGCCCGAGATCGTCAAGCTCTCGCAGGTGCAGGCCAACGCGGCCAACCCTCGCTCTATCTCGGGCGCGCAATTCCAGCGCCTCGTAGATAGCGTACTCGTCCTCCCCAAAATGCTCGAGATTCGCCCTATCGTCGTCGACGCTACGATGACCGCCCTCGGTGGTAATATGCGCTATCGTGCGCTCTGCGCCATCGCCGATATGAGCTACGACGCCATCGGCAATCGCCTTGCACAGCTCCCCGACTTCATCAAGAAGCCGAAGCCAGAGCAAGAGGCACTCCTCAATCGCTGGCTCACGTGGCGCGACGCCCCTACGGCCGTCATCCTCCGCGCCGACCGACTGACCGACGCCGAGGCGCGCGAGTTCATCATCAAGGACAACGTCGGCTTCGGTGCGTGGGACTACGACGCCCTCGCCAACGAGTGGGACGAAGCCGAGCTGAAGGACTGGGGGCTGGACGTGTGGCAGCCCGATGAGACTGGGGACGACAATGACACTGAACGAATTACGGAGACGGAGCGACTAAGCTCCCTTGACTTTACGGGTATGTACTACGAGCCAAAGCGTAAGCCTGACTTAGAGCTGTCAGAGTGCATAGATACCTCAAAGTTCGACGCGAAGGTTGCCGTTATAGAGAGCAGCAACCTAACGTCGGAGCAGAAGGCCGTGATGTTAATGTTCGCTTACCGATTTATCAAGATAAACTTTGAAGCGGTTGCGAATTACTACGAGTTCAATGCTTCCGACGAAGAGAAAGCTGTGATTGAGCGACTTAGGATGGTGCTTGTCGACGGATCTGTCGATGGCTTCATAGAGGACGACCTTATCAGAATTCGCGAGGAGGTTATGGCATCGGACGACAGCTGGATGACGGAGAACGTAAGCGGATACGACTATGATAGGGGATAGCAGCCAGATGTGTCGGGTGTTTATCCCGAGCTACCACAGACCAAGGAATATAAAGACCGTCTACTTCCTTCATAAGGCTGGGTGGAATATGTCGCTTGTCACCGTGTTTATAGACGACCAAGCAGGCGATGAGGACGAATACAGAGACGAGGCTGCTAAATACGGCTTCAACGTCCACGTATTCAACATGGAGGAGGCACGCAGGAGGTATGACTACGTACATAGGGCGTCTGTGTCTCGTCGTAGTGCAGGGCAAGCACGCAATATGTTTCAAGACTACGCCGAGTCAATAGGCATCGACTTCTACGTCGTAATGGATGATGACACTCAGTATTTTGCCTCGTTTATGATGAGGCGAACGATCCGTGACTTAGATCTTGTCAGACGGGCATTCAACAAGGCTGAGGACTTAATGCGGAAGAGGCACATTGGGGTGTTCGGCTATCCACAGACGGGCGACTTCATCGGTGGCTATCAATACCCGATATTCACACGAAAGGTGATGAATACAACATTCTACCTCCTTCCATACATATACAGGGGTGAAAGAGGTGTGCAGGATGACGATACAAGTCTATTCACAGGTATAATAAACGAGGGTCTGTTTACGGGTACGGCACAGCACTCCATCGTTTTACAGCAGGTGCAGTCGGCAACGCAGAGCGGAGGCCTAACAGATCTATATAACGAGTGCAAGCTGCTTAACAAGGCTCTTGTGACGGTGATCCAGTTCCCGTCGGCGATAAAAGCTGAGTACCAGCCCAAAAACGGTGGTAGAATACACCATCGTATTAACTATAAATACCTCGGACCGTGTATAATTCGAGGCAGGGCTGAACACGACAATATTGCGTGGGATAGGTATCAGGAAGACTTCCCATTCACCAACGAGAATAAGGTTGCTGGGCATAAGGACGACTGACAACAACAGATGAATAGATAGAATTATGGGAAAAGCTCAACAAGCAGGTAACGACAAAGCGAAGCGCAAGCGCGAGGGGCGGCTGGTGATAGTCGCCGAGCTGTACAAGAAGGGCTACTCGTGCCGACAGATCAGCGAGGAGGTTATGAAACGCCTCGATCTCGCGAGCTACTCGACGAGCGTCGTACATCGTGACATACAGGTGTTGCTCAAGGAGTGGCGCTCGGGTAGGCTCGAGGATATGGACGACGCTATACAGCTCGAACTCGAGCGCATCGACGACACGGTGCGCGAGCTGTGGGGGCAATGGGAGCGCTCGAAGGAGGTGCAGATCGAGGTGTACAAGAGCAAGCGGGGGAGACCCTCGGGCGGTGGCTCTAACGGCTCGGGCGGTGGCCTTCAGACCGTCGAAGCGACCGAGACGGAGAAGACGAAGGCAGGCCTCGGCGACGTATCGTATATCGCCGAGATCCGCAAGCAGCTGATGGAGCGCCGTAAGCTCCTCGGGCTGTACGCACCCGAGAAGAAGGACATCAGCGGGGGCGTATCGTTTGCCTCGTTCCTCATCGAGAGCGGGCAGATCGACCTCGACGCACCCACGGACGACGACAGCGACGAATAGCGGGCAATGGCAAAGAAGACACGAACGACGAGCAAGGAGGGACGACTGCGACAGCAGGGCGTCGACCTCGTCGCGTCGTGGCGTGCCGACTGGTGCAAGTTCGCAAAGGAGGCGCTCGGCGTCAATCTCGACGAGGAGCAGCAGGCGATCCTGCGCTCCGTGCAACACAACCCCCGTACGTCGGTGGCCTCGGGTACGGCGCGCGGTAAGGACTTCGTCGCCGCCTGCGCCGCCGTCTGCTTCCTCTACCTCACGCCACGCTGGAACGCCGAGGGCGAGATGATCGAGAATACGAAGGTAGCCCTCACAGCGCCGACCGATAGACAGGTAAAGAATATTATGATGCCCGAAGTGGCGCGCCTCTTCAACCGCGCGCGACGTCGTGGCGTCGATCTCCCAGGACGGCTCAACGCCTACGACATTAGAACGAGTAACGACGAGTGGTTCTTGACGGGCTTCAAGGCCGACGAGCATAACCACGAGGCGTGGTCGGGCTTCCACGCCGTCCACACTATGTTTATCATCACCGAGGCGTCGGGTATCGGTGAGGACACGTTTGCCGCTATCGAGGGTAACCTGCAGGGAGACTCCCGCATTCTCCTCGTGTTCAACCCCAACACGACGACGGGCTACGCCGCACGAAGCCACAAGGGCGACCGCTGGGCGAAGTTCCGTCTCAACAGCCTAACCGCCCCGAACGTCCGCGAGAAGCGCGTCGTGATCCCTGGGCAGGTAGACTACGCGTGGGTGGTCGATAAGCTCCGCGAGTGGTGTACGCCGATCGACGAGAGAGACCGCGCCGAGGAGCAGGACGACTTCGAGTTCGAGGGGCAGTGGTATCGCCCCGAGGACTTATTCCGAAAGAAGGTACTCGGATGCTTCCCGAAGGTCGGAGACGACGTCCTCATCCCCCAGCAGTGGATAGACTTAGCCGTCGAGCGCTGGCGGCGGGCAGGCGGACAAGAGCCACCCGCGTACGAGCAGCGCATCCTCGGCGTCGACGTCGCAGGTATGGGTCGCGATAGTTCGTGCTTCTGCGAGCGCAAGGGCAACTACGTCTTCCCACTCGACTGCCGTAACTCGGGCGGACGTGCCGACCATATGGCCGTCGCTGGCGAGGTACACGCACGCCGACGCCGTGAGCCTAACCTCATCGTGAGCATCGACACTATCGGCGAGGGCGCGGGAGTGTATAGCCGTCTCGAGGAGCTGGGCGGGGATAGCCGTCTATTGATCAGTTGTAAGTACAGCGCAGGGGCTAAGATCCGCGACCGCGACCTTACAGATATGACGGGGCAGTACCGCTTCGCCAACCTCCGCGCCTACCTCTTTTGGGCGGTGCGCGACTGGCTCGACCCGAAGAACGACACGGGCGCAATGCTACCGCCCGACGATCAGCTGGCCGAGGAGATGTCCGAGGTGCGCTGGTCGTTTCGATCCGACGGGCGCGTCCTCATCGAGAAGAAGGACGAGATTAAGAGGCGCCTCGGGCGCTCCCCCGACCGCTTCGATGCCCTCGCCAACACGTTCTACCCTACGCACGCCGTCACGGGTGGCCGTATCGACCTCGCACGACTAAGCGCGCTCGTATAGCGTGCCACCAACATAACGACACTAACGACTAACCAAAACAAGAGAGAGAGAAAGATGTCACAGATTAACGACCTCCTCAACGACGCCGCCGTCTCCGTCGAGGACAAGCTCACCGCCCTCAAACAGAAGGCCGTCGAGGTGCCAGCGTGGGCGGGCAAGAAAAACCTCGAGGGGCAGTATGATCCGAAGTACCACCCCGTGATGGATAAGACCCAATACCCCGACGTCGTCAGCAAGGAGGGTATCGAGAAGGTTACGCGCGTGGCGCTCGACCTCCAGCGCCTCGCAGTTAAGCGTATGACGGAGCTGTGCGTCGGCATCCCCGTCAAGCGTATCTACAAGCCCGCCGACGAACGACAGAAGGAGGTAGCGCAGTACCTCGAGGCGATCCTCCTGCGTAACCGCGTCGACACGCTCAATATCGAGCGCCTCAACATGCTCTTCGCAGGGTGCGAGGTGCTGACACTTTGGTACGCCACCGAAGCGCCTAACAACGTCTACGGCTTCGATAGTAGGCTGAAATTTCGCAGCCGCAACTTCTCACCGATGCTCGGCGATGCGTTGTACCCGCTCTTCGACGAGTACGGCGACCTCGTGGCGCTCTCGGTGGGCTACGCCCGCAAGGTCGGCAAGGCGAAGATTAACTACTTCGACGCCTACACCGACGGCCTGCACGTGCGATACAGCGACGGCGGAGAGGGCAAGTGGACGGAGGTAGAGCGCGAAGCTACCACACTCGGGAAGATCCCCGCCGTGTATATGTACCGCCCTACGCCTATTTGGGAGAACACGTCGGAGACCGTCTACGAGATCGAAATGGCGCTATCACGCAACGGCAACTACCTCCGAAAGAACTCGAAGCCGCTGTTTATCGTGATGGCCGACGAGGTGATCTCCTACGGCGACGAGAAGAGCCAAGATAAGGAGTTCCGCTCGGTGATGCAGTACCCCTCGGGCGCACGCGCCGAGTACGTGACGTGGGAGCAGGCCGTCGAGAACCTCAAGTTCTTTGTCGATAACCTCCGCTCGCTCTTCTTCACCCAGTTACAGCTCCCCGACTGGTCGTACGAGAAGATGAGCCAGCAGGCACTCTCGGGCGAGAGCCGCAAGCAGCTGTTCATCGACGCGCAGATGAAGGTCACGGACGAGAGCGGCCGCCTCCTCGAGTTCTTCGACCGCGAGCTTAACGTCGTAAAGGCCTTCCTCAAGAGCGCTCTCCCCGCATACACCGACGCTATCGACGCGCTAATCGTCGAGACGAAGATAACGCCCTTCTCTATAGGCGACCAGCAGGAACAGATCAACATGCTAATCACGGCGAGCGGTGGCCTCCCTATTATGTCGCAGCGCGAGGCGATCGAGGCGCTCGGTCACTCCGAGGACGTCGATCAGACACTGCGCGAGATAGCCGAGCAGTCGCAGGGGGACGTGTTTAACCCCTTAGAGGGCGCTATCGGTGGCGAAGCGTAACAACACCCCAGCCACGAGGCGAAAGGCCGTCACGGGCGACGGGGAAGGCTCACGCGGGCAGTGCCGAGGTTGCGCACTCATCCACGATCTCGCCTACCCCTCGGCCGTCGACGGACGCCCAACCCTCGGGCGATGTAAGTACAACAAGCACGGCGGGCGCTTCCTCGATCTCCTCTCGAGGGAGGCCTGCCCGCACTTCACGCAACGCAAGGACTAACGACAGACAATGGCAAAGACGCTCATAACACCGCGCCGACGCCGACGCACGGCAGGCCTCGACTACGAAGCCCTGCACCGCCTCCACCTCGAGGCCTACTCACGTATGATCTCGGGGGCGTACGATAAAGCCATATACGAGGCGGTCGCGGTGGCCGTCAGCATCCACAGCGTAAAGCCTCCCGAGGGGGAGATCTTCACCTTCGACAAGCACCCCGCGGCAAAGAAGCGCATCGAGGGCGTTATGGCAGGCCTGCAGAAGCGTATGCAGGGTATCATCGAGCAGGGCGTGCGCACCGAGTGGACGCTGGCGAATAACAAGACCGACGCCCTCGTGAGACGCGTCTACGGCAAGAGCCTCGAGACGATGCCCGAGGAGCGAAAGCACATACTCCTAAGCAACAACGAGGACGCCCGCGAGGCGTTCGTGAAGCGCAAGGAGCAGGGGCTGGGGCTTAGTGACCGCGTATGGCGATATACCGACCAGTTTAAGGCCGAGATCGAGCTGGGGCTGGACGTTGGTATACGTGCGGGTAAGTCCGCCGACGAACTCTCCCGATCCCTGCGTGGCTTCCTACGCGAGCCTAACAAGCTATTCCGACGAGTGCGTGACGAACACGGACAGCTCCGACTATCGGCGCGTGCGAAGGCCTACCACCCAGGGCAGGGAGTGTATCGCTCGTCGTACAAGAACGCCCTCCGCCTCGCCGCCACGGAGACGAACATAGCCTACCGAGCGGCCGACCACGAACGACAGCAGGCGCTCGACTTCGTCGTCGGCGTCGAGGTGCATCTGTCGGGCAATCACACCCTCAACGGCAAGCCCTTCAAGTGCATGTGCGACGACCTCGTCGGCAAGTACCCTAAGGACTTTAAGTTTACGGGATGGCACCCCAACTGCCGATGCTACACTACGCCGATACTTAAGACGCCCGAGGAAATGGCCGCCGACACGCAGAAGTTACTCCGAGGCGAGCCGACCGACGGGCGGAGCGTTAACGCCGTGGGCGACGTCCCCGAGGGCTTCAAGACGTGGCTCGCCGAGAACAAGGGACGTATCGACGGCGGGGCATCCCTTCCCTATTTCATCCGTGACAACAAGGGCTACACAACGTAACAAGCACCACACGCACAGACGACGAGGGGCGAGCGCTGCACACTGCAACGTCCGCCCCTCGGCTTATTCTGTAGTATGGTCGTTATGCTCTCGCCCGCTGCTTCTTGTGGTAGATCGGCACACGGCGAACGGCACACCGACGCCCCTCGTATTTGTTTCCCTCGGTCAGCTTCACGCGGTAGAACGTCTGCACCGTGCAGCCCACCTCCGACGGCGTGAAGTGTTCGAAGATAGCAGCCAGCGAGAAGAAGTAGTGCGAGCGCTCCTTGTGTCCCTCGGGGGCTTCGTGAAAGCGCACCTCGTACGCGTAGGTAGTATCGTCTTTGATCATAATTCGTCGTCTATCATTATGTGGTAAGCGTCGCGCGTGAGATCGACGTCGTAGAGTGCATCGTGGAGCTTGTCCTCAGATACCACGACGCCGAGCTGTGCGGCAACGGTCGAGAGCTTGAAGTTCGGCATCAGCGGACGCTCGGCGAGTAGGTACTGCGACGCAAGCACCATCACGTCGACGGAGTTCGACCAAAACCACGAGCCGAAGTAGTTGTCCCCGTTTTGCAGGAAGAAGCCCCGCAGGAACTGGTTATCAAAGGAGGCGTTGTTGTAGCCAACGAGGAAGAACTTATCCGTCTTGTTATACTTGCTTACATAGCGCGAAAGCAGGGCTACAAGCTTGCAGTACACGTCCTCCATCGGAGGATAGGCGTCTATCTCCTCACGGGTGACGCCACCGACGGCGAGAGCCTCGTCGAGGATCTCGGCCTTTGGGTTTGGGCGCACCTTGAAGTCGAAGCGTTCCTGCTCGACGCCGTCGATCTCGACGATGCCGCTAATCTGATGTATGCCGTGGCGTGCTGGGTTTGTCCCCGTCGTCTCGAGGTCGAAAAATAATAGCTTCATATCGTTTGTCTGTATTAGTCGTTAATGCCGAGCAGTCGGCAGGCGAAGAGGAGGCGGTGGTCTTCGGCTATGGCTTTGAGCGCCTTCTCTCCACCTTCCACACCGAGGAACTCGCCAACGAAGCGACCACTGTCATTAGCTGCTTTTATATACACGTCATCTTCGATTAAGCGGTAGGTTATACAGACATTTCTATCAAGAGCGCATACCTTAGCGGTAAGTATTCCCTCGATATCTTCCTCCCACTCCAGCGGGCATTTCGCAAGCTGGGCTTTTACTTCTTCGCGTGTCATTTGATTAAGTTGTCTACTATGTTTAGCAATACTCTTGTCACAAGCGACCTCTTTGCGTGAAGTAAGTTGTTAGCCGTTAGCTCAGTTGTCGAGGTTACTGACGCATCCTTGCAGTAGTATATGGAGGACTCGTCTACTGCTATACACAAGCCGTTGTAACTCTTCTTCGGGAAGAAGTAGAAATCTCCGTCCTTCTCCACAGGTATCGATAGTCGCCCTGTGCTATCTTTTATCGTAAGCATATCTCCGTTGAACTTCATTTCCATATCTTGATTAGAGCGTGTCATAGCGTCTTTACTAATTCTCTAAGGTCTTTCATGCATAGGTGGATAGAGCGCATTCGCGTTTGCGCATCCTCGCCACCATCGAGCTTGAATTTTATGTCCATTTCAATCTCGCCACCAAAGTCACCCTCACTCCTTGAGCGGGATACTATCCGAAAGTGTACCCATTTCGGATTATCATCGTCACCCTTATTACGACAGCTGTATTGCACAACACTGCCGTCGTCGAGGAAGGCCGTTCCTATTAGTAGTCCTTTTCCGTTCTCATCCCATGTTAGCGTGGGTGTCGTTTTCTGCGTCATAGCTCGTTGCTTGGTTAGAGTGCGCCCCGCTCCCACGAAAGGAGGTGTGTGAAAGTGGGCTTGACCCAAGCAGGGCGCACTCGTGGTTAGTTCTGTTCGTTGCGTTCGCCCTTGAGCTTGTCGAGGGCTTCTATCGCTTCCTCCCACTCACCCCCGAAGACGTAGGTAATGGCGCTCTGTGCGGTGTCGCTTAGAGGCACTTCCTTTGCTATCTGCCGTAGCTCTCTGAGTAGCTCGGTGTAGTCCTTCTGATCGGGCTCAAAGCCGATGTCGAAGATTTTACGACAGTCCTCTATCGCTTTCTTCATTCGGTCGGGGTCTCCCATGCTCAAGAAGTTCACCACTCTCGATAGCACTTCTCCTCTGAAGAAGTCGATACGATAGGTGACAAGCAGGTTGAGTGACCACGCTCTCAGCCTCTCTTTTTGTTCTTTGGTCATAGCCTTGTGTATTTGGTTGCCTTGCTTCTGTTGCTCCTTCCTCAGCTGGTGGAGCTGGGTGCGGAGGGCTTCATTCTCTCCCTTCACACGCTCGAGTTGCTGGTGGAGGTAGTAGTTCGTTTTGCTCATGCTCTCCCGCAGGGCGTCCTTTGACTCTTGGACTACGTCCACCTCACACTCTAAAGACACACAGCGGAAATAGAAGAACGCGCCCAACGCGATTGAGATAACGCAGATCACTAAGATGGTGGTGGTGAATGCTCCGATCGACATAGTCATAGCTGTACATTCTTGGTTAGTAACTCTTCGGTGATCTCGAGAGCGGTAGGCTCAGCGTCTCGATGCTTTGCCACTCGGAAGCGGGTGACCTTGTTCCCCGTCCAGCCTGTTAGCTCTCGGTAGGCGTAGTAGCCTTTCTGCAGGAAGGGCAGGAGTAGTGCGTGCGCCTCTCCGTGGTTTAGAGCATCACCCTTGCCACTATCCTCGATGCGCACGCAGCAGAAGGGACTACCATCCAAGTTCTTGACTATCTCTGTTCGCATCCACTCTACATAGTCATGGCGCACGTGCCAGTCCTTGTCATTCTCGGGTATCTCGGTTGGCGTGACGCTCTCCGCTTCTGCGGTGGCTGCCTTTGGCTCTCGCTCCTTGCGCTCATACCACAGCGTGAGCGTCGCTGCGAGTGCCCACACAAATAGCCCACCGCAGGCGATGATGAGCAGGTCGATTATGTTGTCCGTTGTCATAGTTCCTTAGTATTTCTTGCCGTGCAGCGCAGGGCGTGTGGCATTGTATTTCAGCTTGAGGTCGATGTGCGCCATCAGATCGATGCCGAGGTGGTCGCAGAGCTGTTCGAGGGACTTAATGGCGTAGAGGATGCCCTTTTCTCGGAGCAGTCCCAAACGCCAATACCCTGATGTGTCCGCAACTATGCGTAGCAGGAGGAGAGTTAACTCCTCTCCAGGGCGTGGTGTATCAAGGATGCCGTATACCTTACTTAGGTCGTTCTCGTTGAGGATCTCGGTCGTTCGCTTTGTTTTGAGTAACCACCCCAGCAGGTCAAGCAGGCGTATCACTGCGTCGGCGATCTCGTCCTCCACGGTGTCCTTGACAAGGCGGAGGAACTCTTGAATGTAGATAGCACCCTCTATACGATGGAGCGTGTCTATCGTGTTTGGATCGAGCTTCGCCCACTTCCCGATGCGGTCGGCTTCGATACCCTCGTGAAGCTCTCCGAAAGCCAACATCAGATGATGCCCGACGGGGTGAGGCTCATCATAAAAGCCTTTAGCTACTGCCCACGCGTGGCATTTCTTAGCGTAGTGGTTGAGCATGTCTACGCCGTAAAGTACGTATATCATAGTCGTTGCTATTTGATTTATTTCTTCTTCCCGACTTCCACGTCAAACTCAACATAGTCGCCTTTTTGGGTACTGTTGTAAGCCTCCTTTGAGACTACTGCCGAGTAATACTCACCTGGGAATACCCAGTCGTTGTAAAACACCACCACGTAGGCGATGTCTTGTCCCTCCATTCGCAGGTGCTTCCCGATGACACGCCCGTTTCTGTACGGAGAGCTATTGCAGGAAGAGCAGACGATAGAGAGGAGGGACGCAAGGAGTAAGAGTTTCATTGCTATTTGATTTTGTGCGCGTAGTAGGTGACGTTGTTAAGGGCGGCGACGCTTTGCAGTACAGCGCCCTCGGGGAGGGGGATACCACGGCAGACGCGGTCGCTGTACTGCGTGACGAGATAGACGTCCGTCGAGCCTTCCTCGTAGTCGGAGGCGTAGACGACCTGCTCGGCGTCGACGCGTAGAGAGGCGGCGAAGGCCACGCGGTCGCGTCGCTCGAGGCGCTGTGCTATGATGCGATGCCCGCGTTTGAGCTTCGAGTGTGCGCAGGGGCGTAGGATAGTGGCGATGAGGTACTGACGTAGGTACTGGCGTATCTCCGCCGAGTACGTCCGATAGGTCGCGTCGGTGCGGACGCGGCTATACAGATCCTCGATGCCTTCGACCTGCTCGAGGAGGTCGTAGACGAAGCCCAGCGCGCAGCCTCCCTCGATAATATCGGGGTCAATGTCTCGTAGTCTCATATCCGTTACTTCGTCTTAGTGATTGGTGCGGGCATAGCGATCTGCACAAGCCCCTCGTGGCCGCTTAGCGTGATGTGGTAATACCCGCCGTCCTCGGGGAACGTCCCCGCCCACTCGGGGATAGGTTGCGCGCACTCGACCTGCTCGAGGTGTACGAGCTTGGCGATGATGAAGGCGTGCGTCAGTGGGGAGAGATAGTACTTTACGCCCGTCCAGCTCTCGAGGAGGATAGGACGCTGACCAGCGTCGATGGCGCGAAGTACGGCGGTAATGGCGTCGATGTGTTCCATTTCGTGTCGTTGCTTTTTGAGTTACTATTCCGTTCGATCTTGATTTAACCGATTGGTTAAATCTTTACTGCAAAGGTAGTACTATATTTTGATTATACAAATACTACTGCGAACTATTTACTCAAATAGCGCGCATAGGTGATCGCCTAATACGCATAGACAAACACGCATTTCGCACAATACAAACGACTTAGTGGCGTAGGCATTCCCGAAAAGAGTACATTTGTGGAAGTAAACCATTTGGTTTAATTTTTTAATCATCCAACGTATGAAAGAGCAAATTCTCGAGGCACTCCGCTCCAAGTTCCCAGGACGTAGTGCCGTGATCTTGGGCAGGATAGCCGACAAGCTGGCGAAGACTGCCACGACGCCCGAGCAGGTAACGACCGCAGTCGAGGGAGTTACACCCGAGCTCATCGAGGTTATCGAGAGCTACGGCGACAGCCGCGCCACCGAGGCATCGACGACCGCGGTGACGAACTACGAAGCAAAATACGGGCTTCGTGAGGGCAAGCCGACCACCCCGCCAGCGCCTACGGGCAACGGCAACGACAACGCACCCAAGGGACAAGCGGACGAAGGCGTACCCGCATGGGCAGTCTCGCTCACCGAGCGCGTGGCGGCGCTCCAAAACGAGCTGAACAGACGCGACGCAGAACGGACGACGACGGGGCGACGACAAGCACTCGAGGCGATCTACGGCCACCTCCCCGAGCCACTGCGAAAGGGCTACGAGCGCATCCCGCTCGACACGCTCTCCGACGACGAGTTCACGAAGCTCTCGGCTGACGTAACGGCAGAGGTCGGGGAGATCGGGCAGGCGTTCGCCGCCAAGGGTGCAGTCTTCTCGACGCCCAGCGCTCACCACGGCGGGGCAGCCGCACAGAAGGAGCTGACGAAGGAGCAGATCGAAGCGATCAACCACCGAGGCGGGAAGCCCGCAGACGGGGAGCAGCCCTTCTAAGTGTGCAGTATTAGAATTTCCAACCATTAACCAAAACGAAACTAACTATGGCAATGACCGTAAAGAGACGCCGCGACGACAACTTCCCTCGCGTCGTCGTGCATAAGGTAGCGGACATTCGCGGCGGTGTGTCGGTAGACACGAAGGAGCTGGGCGGTGACGTCCTCCTCGAGGGTACGCCCCTCAGTGCCCCCGTGAATGGCGTCTGCCACGCCGTCAAGATCGCCCGCGTTGCGGGTGACGTCGGCGCGACGGAAAAGTCCGTCAAGATCGCGAAGGGTCACAACTTCCGCGTAGACGACGTCGTGATGGTCGACGAGGCCAAGGTCGCAACGAAGATCTCTAAGATCGACGACACGGCTAAAGACTACGACACTATCACTATCAAGGCCGCCCTCGGCGAGCTGAAGACGGGCGCTATCCTCGTCGAAGCGAAGGAGGAGAGCACGAACGCCTCGGCGCTGAAGTATCAGCCCGTCGCTATCTCGGGGCAGAAGGTCGGCATCGAGCCTAAGAGCAACCTTATCGTGGACGCGTGGGTGATCGCCGTCACCACTGGCCACGCCCTCCCCTCGTGCATCCGCAAGAGCCTTACGGGCGTCGTGAACTACTAACAAATAAACAGATCAAGATATGGTACAAGGAACTATGATCGAAGGCCTCGACGCGCAGATCGTCCAGGCACGCGTGAACGGCATCGACGCTAAGCCCTTCCTCTTTGGTACGCACTTCCCGATCAAGAAGGTAAACGGCTTCTCGTGGAAGACGCTCGCCAATCAGGCAGCTAAGCTCAACGTCGCCGCCGACATCCACGCCGACGGCTCAACCTCACTCCGTAAGCTCCGCCCTACGTTCGAGAGTGCACGTGGTGACATCCCCTTTATCTCGATCAGCCGAGAACTCGGCCGCTCCGAGATCAAGGACTATCAGGTAGCGCTGGCAATGGCGCAGGACGCCGACGCGACGAAGCTCGTTCAGTACTGGGGCGAAGACGTAGACTTCTGCTTCAACGGCGTGCAGTCGGAGCTTGAGTACATCGCGTGGGCGCTGGCGTCCAACGCTGGTAAGCTCTCCTTCACGACGACGAACAACGCGACGTTCGCCAACCAGTACGACCTCGACTACGACGTCTACGACTTCCAGAAGCAGAAGACCTCGAGCGACTGGGGCAACGCCTCCTCCGCTGACATCATCGGCGACCTGCGCAAGTTCGTAAAGCTGGCTAAGGACAAGGGGCTCAACCCGAAGTTCATCTTTATGAACATGGACGAGTTCTACAAGATCAGCTCCTCCGAGCAGATCATCAAGGCTTGCTCGAACTACATCTTCAACGCCGTAGGTGTGGCGCAGTCTCCAGACATCGATGAGGTGAACAAGATGCTCGGGAAGCAGGCTTGGCTCAACGGCCTGCAGATCCGCGTAATCGACCAAACGATCACGCGCGAGTTCGCCGACGGCAGTAGCATCGCGGGTAACCCCTTCGCCGACGCTCGTATCATCCTCTCCGAGAAGGAGGTACTCGGCTCTACGCAGTACGACCTCCTGCAGGAGAACGTGACCGATGGCGTCATCCGCGTAGAGCGTGGCCACACCGTGGTAAAGAAGTACGGCACGATCGAGCCACTGACCGAGGTAACGCTCGGGCAGGCCGACGCTATCCCCGTCCTCGACACGGCGTACCGCAATATCTACGTCCGCACCGACGCGCAGAACTGGTAGCATAACCGACGTCGTATGGTAACAATCGCCGAAGCGCTGAGAGGCTTCAACGCCTACCCTATCCCCGAGCGCACGCTCGTAGGGATAGCGACGGCGCGCGGGCTTTTGCTCGACGACGACGCCACGCGAGAGGCACTGCGCGGTAGGGCGTATCGCCTTACGTGCGCAGACCTCCTCGTATGGATCTCACAAGCGCCGAACGTCTCGCAGGGTGGGCAGTCGTACAGCTTCACAGACGAGCAACGCAAGGCGCTGCGCAATCAGGCCTCGGCGCTGTATCGTGACCTCGGCGAGGAGGACGGCACGGGAGCGGCAAAGGCCACCTACGGATACAAAGGGACTAACCTATGATCATCGACAACGGAGTACTATACACGCGGGCGGCCACCGAGGCAACGCCCCCGCTCGATCCTAAGACGGGCTACCCACGCCGCGCCGAGGGGGAGTGCTGGCACAGCCCTATCCGCTGCCAATTCCGCGCGCGAGATTATAGCAATCTGACGCGCGCGCAGGGAGAGGCCGTGCGCCTCGCTCGCTACGAGATACTAATCGAGGAGCAACCCTTCACAGCAGGGGCGGTGCGTCTCGAGGACGTATTCGGAGGCGTCGTGTGTGAGGCTTCCGTTATCGAGATCGAGCCGCTTACGGCCGTCGGACAGATCCGTATCCTCATCTAACGGGCTATGGCGATTAAGAGACTGACACGGGCAGACGCCGCGGAGAGGTACGTCGGCGAGCAGCTCGAGCGTATGCAGAGGGCTATCGTCTACAACCTCCAGTACATCGGCGAGCAGTGCGTCGCACACGCACGAAGCCTCCCCTCGCCTCCTGCCGAAGCGGGAGGATCGCCCCACCAACCTAACTATATCGACCGCACGGGCAACCTCCGCTCCTCGATAGGCTACGTCGTCGCTATCGACGGCAAGGTCGTAGAGGGCGGGCGCTTCCCGTCGATAAAGGAGGGCGGCGAGGGTGCAGGGCAGGGCGAGGCGTTCGCCTCCGAGGTCGTGGCGCGGGAGTTCCCTCACGGCATCGTCCTCGTCGTCGTGGCGGGGATGAAATACGCTGCCCACCTCTCCGCACGCGGGTACGACGTACTCGATAGTGCCGAAGTTCTGGCGGCCAAACTCGTACCACAGCTCCTCCAGTCGCTCGGCTTCGAGGTCTCCTAATCATGCACAACGCAAAGGGATGAAACTAACGAGTAAGAAGGTACAGCGCGACGTGCGCGATCTACTCCTCGAGAGCGAACTCGCTAAGGCTATCGACGGAGGCGTCTACCACGCGGGGACACGCCCACGGGATAGCCGAGCCGAGGACGCGGTCGTCATCTTCACGGGTGGCGTCCCCGACCAAATAGACGAGGGCGTCGTGACGCTCAATATCTACGTCCCCGACGTCCTCCCCTACGGCGAGGATAACGGCGTGCAGGTCGAGGACATGCAACGCGTCGAGGAGATCGAGGAGCTGGCGCGTGCGTTCGTCCGCTCGCTCTCGGCTGGGCGGTCGTGCTACCGCTTCCGACTTTTGCAGACGATACACAGCGTCGCCGAGCCTTCTATTAACCAGCACTTCGTCGTCGTCAAGCTCGCTTATCGCTACTACGACGGCGTCGAAGATTAGAGATACAACCATTACCAACCAATTAACTAACCATAACTATGGCAGTACTTTCATGGGGTAAGCCCCGTATTCAGAAGTGCGCGTCGGTGGCAGGCGTCCCCGATGGCAACTGGGTCGATCTCGACACTCCGAAGCAGGACACGACGAAGCTCACGACCACCGCTGGGCAGGAGGTGACCGCTAACGAGGAAGGCGGCGACGTCGTCGACGTCCGCTCGGGTAAGAACACCTACTCTCTCGAGTTCGACCAGTTCGTCAAGAAGGGCGTCGCTCGTGACTTCGAGGACGAGGACGGCCTCGTTCCTGGCGACTTCGCTATCCGCCTCATCCCCGAGGACGAGGCAACGGAAGGGCTTCTTATCGAGCGCGCCACGATCCGCGTCGAGGAGAGCTACTCGTCGACCGACGGCAAGCTCCGTCACGTCGTCGTTAAGGCCGTCAAGCCCGCAACGGGTAAGACGCTCAAGCCTTACACGCACAACGGCCTCAGGGTCTCGCTGAGTGAACTCTTCTTCACGAGCGCGGCCGACAACACGGGTAAGAGCATCACCGTGACCTCGACGGCCAACCCATCGGCCACGTCGAGCGAGCGATGGGCTACGGCCGTAGCCTCGGGCAAGACGGTCAAGGTGACGGTCGAGGCGAATACCTCGGGCAAGATCCGTAAGGCGGTCGTCACGATCACGGCCGACGGGAAGAGCGCCCTCATCGAGGTAACTCAGATCCCCGCCTAACGTCGACGGCGCTATCATTTCCTAACTAATTCGATCACGGCCGCCGCCAGCGGCTAAGAGGTGCAGGCGCTTAGGCCGCCGCTAATCTGGGGAGATAGCGGTAAGTGGGTGCAACTCCCACCACCTCGCCAAACGTCCAACACAAACGACACACACGATGAGCGAACAACAGCAGACAATAGAGCAGCGCGTCGGCGCGACGCTCCTACAGCAACCGCGACAGATAGAGGTGGCGGGAAAGACGTACAACGTCGCACCGCCAACGATAGCAACGCTTATCCTCGCCTCGGAGGCAATCTCGCTACTACCGCAGGAGCGTCTCGACGACGAGCGGATAGTCGAGGAGACGCTGCGCATCGCTAAGGACTGCCGCGTACTGGGCGACATCCTCGCTATCCTCATCCTCGGCGCTAAGGGTTTGACCGAGGAGCGCACGACCGAGGAGCGTACACTCTTCGGCCTTCGTCGCCACCGCACGACGCGGACGATCGACCGCAAACGCGAACTGGCCGACGAACTCCTCGAGACACTCGCACCGCGCGACCTATGGCAACTGATCTCCGAGCTGCTTCGCGATATGCAGATAGGTGATTTTTTCGGCGCTACCACTTCCCTCCTCGAGGTCAATCTAACCAAGGCGACGCGGGGAGTGGCGACAGAAACGACAGCCCATGGGCAATCGTCGGAGGCATAGCCAAGGCCTATAACTTCCAGGTCGACTACGTCCTATACGAGTTGTCCTACCCTAACCTTATCCTCCTCGGTGCGGTCATCCCGAGCTACCAAGGGGCGAAGGATAAGGCGAAGGACGAGGAGATTATCAGAGAGGGCGACGAGAGGCACAGAGACGCGCTGCGCGAGCTATTCAATAAAGCAGACTAACAAGGTAAATACAGATGAACAGCGAGGACGGGAAGAGCTACTACGGCATAGGAATAGACACGAGCGAACTACGCCGCGACGCCGAGGAGGCGAAGCAGATACTCACCGATATAGACAAGGCGGTCGCAGAGGCCGCCTCGGGTGGCGTCGGCGCTGTCGTCGGCAAGGGCTCGGAGGGCATCACACAGCTCTCGGAGCAGGTGCAGACGCTGGGGCAGGCGTTCGCCGACCTTGACCGCACGTACGCGTCTAATAAGCAAGGCCTCGCCGAGCTGGAGGCCGAGTATCGACGCCTCACCGAGGAGCAACGCAAGGCCACGAGCCGAGGCGACACGAAGGGCGCGGCTGCACTGCGCGAGCAGAAGGCGGTCGTCGAGCAGCTCATCGCAACGCGTAAGAAGCTCCTCGCCGAGATCGAGGCGACGGCCGACCAGCTGCACAAGGAGGAGAACGCCCTGCGCTCGACGGGAGAGCAGGCAAAGCAGGCGGGAGAGAAGCACGTCTCGCTCCGCCAGCGTCTGCGTGAGATTAAGACGGCACTCGTAGAGATGGAGGCCGCAGGGCAACGAGGCACGGCGCAGTATCAGGCGTTGCAGGCCGAGGCCGCGCGCCTTACCGACGCGTGGTCTGACGCCTCGGCGCAGGCGAACATCCTCGCACACGACCAGCGAGGCATGCAGGGCGTTATCTCGGGGCTGTCGGGCTTGTCGGGTGCGGCAGCCGTGGCGCAGGGCGCTATGGGGCTGTTCGGCGCGGAGAATGAGAAGCTCCAGCAGATAATGCTCCGCGTACAGAGCGTGATGGCTATCACGATGGGCTTACAGCAGATCCAGCAGACCCTTAACAAGGATAGCGCCTTCACACTCGTTACCCTCAACTCGCTAAAAAAGATATGGAATAAGCTCCTCGGCGAGAGTGCCGTGAAGCAGTCCGAAGAGGCCGTCAGTACGACGGCGTCGACGGTGGCCACGACAGCCAACACCGCCGCCACGACGGCCAACACGGCGAGCAAGGCGACTAACAACACGGCGGCTACTACGGGTGTCGCGGCACAACGCACGCTGGCAGGCTCTACCGTCATCGCCACGGCCGCCACGACGGCGCAGGCCGTAGCGACGCGCGCCGCCTCGATAGCGCTACGAGGCCTCAAGGCCGCGCTTATCTCTACGGGTATCGGCGCGCTCATCGTCGCCGTCGGCGAGCTTGTCGGCTGGCTCTCGAGCCTCGCCTCCGCCACGTCCGAGGCCGAGGAGAAGGCTAAGCAGATGGCCGAGATCACGTCGAAGGGTAACGAGGCCTACATTAAGGCGCGGGTCGAGATCGACAACTACCAAGCGAAGCTCGAGCGTTATAGCGGCTCGAAGGATAAGGAGAAGCAGATCGTCAAGGAGCTAAACAGTAAGTACGGCGAGGCTCTCGGCTACTACAAGAGCGCCGCCGAGTGGAAGCGAGTACTGCAAGAGAAGGGAGAGGCCTATGCGAATACGATGCTCCGCGAGGCGGAAGCGCAGGCGGTACTATCCAAATACACCGAGGCCTATATCGCGCTCCAAGACGCTAAGAACAAGAAGGCCGCCGAGTATGGTAGCTGGTACACGTCCGACGCTCGCGACGAGCTGACGAAGAAGCGCGCTATCGAGAAGCTACAAAAGGAGGCCGACGAACTCGAGGCCACCTACCGCAAGGCCTTCGCCGCCGCCGAGCAGACGAAGCAGACGGCTAATATCGGCGGACACGTCGACCCTACCACGACGAAGAGCAAGACGAGCGGGAGGACGTTCGACCCTGCGAAGGCAGCACTCGAGGAAAGACTGGCGCGCGAGGCCTACGCGAAGGACGCAAAGAAGTACATAAAGGAGGCGCAGGACGAGCTAACGAAGCTCGCTATCGACGCGCAGGAGGCGGGGCTGACGCGTGAGCTTAACGAGATCCGACAAGGGACGAAGAAGCAGCTCGAAGCCCTTAACGAGCGCTACGAAGCGATAGCCGAGGCGCGCAAGGCCGAGGCGAAGGCTATCTACATGAGCAAGAAGGGCGCTACCGAGGTAGGCTGGGCAAACAGCGCCGAGGGGAAGCGCACGACGAAGGACTGGCAGGAAGTCGTCGCGAAGGATAGCCCCGAGATCGCACGCCTCTACGATAGTATGTGGCAGGCGGTGACGGCCAACGGCGAGCGCGCTATCAAGGCCGCACAAGAGAAGTACCACGACGCACTCATCGACGAGTTCGGCTCGATACAAGACAAGGAGGATAAGCTACTGCGCGACTGGTCGAAGCGCCTCGCCACGATGCCCGTCGAGTTCCAAGATGAGGCCGTGCGGAAGATGGACGAGGAGCTGTCGAAGATCTCGAGCGAGCGCTTCCGCAAGGCTATCGACTGGGAGAGCGTCTTCGGCGATCTGACGAAGCAGGCACTGCCCGTCCTCGAGTACACACTCGGACGAGTGCGCCAGTACTTCGAGGCCAACAAGGGCGTCCTCTCCACGCAGGAGATCAAGGACTATCAGGAGGCCATTAAGAATATGGAGGCGGAGATCGCAGGGCGCAATCCCTTTGCCTCTCTACATAAGGCTATCCGCGACATCTCACGCGCCAAGGTGGAATACTCCGACGCTATCGGTGCAATGGTCGCCGCGCAGGAGCGACTGACCGAGGCACAGCGCGCGTACAATGAGGCGCTGCGTGAGAAGACGGCCGTACAGGACGCACACGAGGATCACACCACGCCCGAGTTCCTCGCCGCTATCGCCGAGGCTAACGAGAAACTCGCCGCGGCGCAGAAGGTGCAGGCGAAGGCGCAGGACGAGAGCGACAAGGCGGTGCGTCGTGCTATGCAGGCGCGCAATGGCATAACGGCCTCCTACGCTAATCTCACTACGAGCTTGCACAACGTCGGCGGCGTCCTTAAAGACGTCGGGGGTAAGGCAAAGCTCCTCGCGTCGGTCTTCTCGACGGACGTAGCCGATGGGCTGGCGCAGGTCGTAGACTTCACGGGCGAGGTCATCGACGCTACCTCGTCGGCGATACAAGCCGTCGGCGACGTCGGTAAGAGCGTCGCAAAGGGCGTAGCGGACACGGTGCAGAGTGCCTCGGCTGGCGCTACGGCAGCGGCCACGGCAGGCGCTACGGCCGTCTCGATGGTCGAGAAGGCCTCCGTCGTGCTGGCCGTCATATCGGCCGCTCTGCAGGTCGCCACGGCGATAGCTAACCTCTTTAACAACGACGGGAAGAAGCAGAAGCAGATCGAGCGCCTGCAGGCCGAGATCGACCAGCTCCAGTGGGAGCTATCCAATACGGGTGCGACGCGTCTAAGCGCCGAGTACGGCGACGCGCTCGAGAAGGTGCGCGACCTCTACGCATCGACACGCGACGAGGTGATGGCACTCCGTAAGGAGAGCATCGCAACGGGTAGCACGTGGGAGCGCATGTTCGCCGTCGCTCGCAACCGCGGGGAGATCTTCGCTAAGACCGTAGAGAAGATCGCCGACGCCTACGCGAAGATGAGCTACACGGCTAACAAAGCCCTCGGCGAGGCACGACTGGACGACGGCCGCGCGAAGCTCGAGAACCTCGCTAAACAGCAGCTCCTCATTAAGGAGCAGATCGAGGCGGAGCAGGGGAAGAAGAAGACCGATAAGGGGAAGGTTGCGGAGTACAAGCAGAAGATGGCCGAGATCGGCAACCAAATGGCCGAGGCACTGAACGAGCCTCTCGAGAAGATCATCGGGAGCTCGGCGGAGAGCCTCGCGAGCGAACTCGGTAACGCCTTCTTCGACGCCGCTAAGGCTGGCGAGGATGCTATGGAGGGATGGCACAAGAAGACGAACGAGATCGTCGGCGATATAGTACGTCGTATGCTCGTGACGAAGTACCTCGAGCCTCAGCTCGGGGAGCTATTCAATAAGTACAAGTCGAAGTGGTTCAATGAGAAGGGCGCGTTTAAAGGCATCGACGCCGTGAATAGCTCGGCCGCCGAAATGGCCACCGAGATAGGGCGTATTGGCGAGAGCTTCGGGCAGGTATACGGCGCGCTCGACGACAGCTTAAAGAAGTTCGCTAACGGCGACGAGGGGCGCACGCCGTCGCAGAAGGGCATCGCCACGGCGTCGCAGGATAGCATCGACGAGCTTAACGGCCGTATGACCGCCATACAAGGCCACACGTTCACGATCTCCGAGCATACGCGTCAGCTGACGGCGACGACTGGCCTCATCCTTCAGAGCATCGTCAATATCGAGAGCGAGACTAACGGCCTCGGCGCTCGTATGGCACGCATCGAAGCAACGACAAAGCGCACGAGCGACACCCTCGAGGAGATAGCGCTAACGGGCATAAAGATCAAATAACAGCACTACACAATGGACGAGAAGAAGATCATCGCGCGCCTCTACAACGGCTGGCGCGAGGCGAAGAACAAGGCAGAGCGCACGGCACGGCTCGATGGCGATATGCTCCTCGCACGCCGTCTGCGTGCCTGCGACGTATTCACGGGCGAGGAGACGACACTCGCCGAGGTCGTGGCGAAGCTCCACAGCATCGAGGGGCTGGAGTTCCTGCTCCTCTCGGGCTTCCCTACGCTCGAGCTATTCCGAGAGTATAAGGACGCCCTGCCCAACGCGTGCGGCGTGTACATCGACGCGGGAGAGATCGACCTGCACGACGCCCTCGACGCTATCCTCGTAGGCAACACGCACGCGACGGGTGAGTATCGACGTACGAAGTGCCACAAGATAACGGCCGTCTACGGTGCGTCGGCTTCCGTCGACGCTTACGAGTGGGCGGTCGTCAGACCACGCCACGACGAGGCCTCGCTGGTAGAGGCACGTCGACACGATAGCGCTATCATCCTATGACGGCCACGGCTCGTATCATCGTCGACGGCGTCGATACGTTCGCCCGCTTCGGCGTCTTTGCGCTCGAGACAGGACTGAACGACCTCCTCTCCTATCCCCCACTGAAGCCCGTCGAGGCTAACGACTGGCACGAGCAGGAGGGCATCGACGCCGACCTCTCCGCGCCGAGGCTCAACGGCCGCGAGGTGACGATCAAGATAGGTGCGACGGGGGAGCTTGGCGCACCGCAGACGATAGCCAAGATCGAGGCCTTCCTCGCCTTCCTCCGTCAGAGTGTGTATCGGGTATTTCGTTTTCAGTTCCTCGGCGGTAGAGAGTACACGCTTCGCCTCGTCGGAGAGCCAAACCTCACGATAGCGCAGGCGCTCGGCTTCGTGACGCTCAAGTTCGCCGACGACTACCCTCTCAAAGGCTACACATACAGAGCGCCCACAAGCGGCGTGCCGAAGAGTTACGACTACTTCGTCGACCGCTGGACGCTCACCGACTATGGCGCGCGCGTCACCGAGGGGACGCTGGCCGAGTTCGCACGACGTGCCGACGTCAAGGTCGGACTGACGCGCAACATCGCCACGGCGCACGGCGTGATAGGCGACGCGCGGGGGGCGGTGAGACAAAAGAGCAAGGAAGTAAAGATGCGCCTGCACTTCCGCGCCGAGACGTTCGCCGAGCTGTGGCGCAACTACGACGCCCTGCTCTACGACCTCACACGTCCAGGGGCGCGCACGATCCGCGTGCGTGACCTCGGTAACCGAGACTACCAAGCCTACTACAAGAGCGCACAAGTGACGGCCTTCTATCCCGACGACCGCCCGTGGCTCGACACGACGATAACGCTTGTAATACTACGCGAGCCAAACTAACGACACTAACCAAAACGACAGAGCTATGATTATCTACGACAGCAACGGCAGGACGCTCCTCGACGGCGAAGTCGACGACGCGAGCTTCCGCCACCGCGCGATCAAGGGCGACCACACGCTGACGCTCAAGTACTCTCTCCCCGATCACGTCGAACTCCCCCGCGGTGCGTGGTGCGAGTATCAGGGCGAGCGCTACGAGCTCCTCAATCCCGAGGCTATCAAGATGCACCACACGCGCAACTTCGAGTACACGGTGACGTTCGAGGCTCGGCAGTCGCGCCTCAAGCTGTGGAAGTTCCGTAACAACGTCGACGGCCGTCTCAAGTTCCCCCTAACGGCGACGCCTCGCGAACACCTCGAGATGCTCATCGCCAACCTCAACGCACGCGACACGGGGTGGACGGTGGGCGACTGCATCGAGACGCCCGAGAAGCTCGTCAGCTACGACCATAACTCCTGCTGGGATGCACTCGGGAAGATGGCGCAGGAGTTCGATACCGAGTGGGAGATCGCCGACAAGCGTATCTCGCTCCGCAAGGTCGAGTACAACAAGTCCAACCCGCTGGCACTGGCCTACGGCTTTGGCCGAGGCCTCAAGACGGGCGTCGGGCGCACGGCCTCGGGCAAGACGCCGACGGAGATCTTATACGTGCAGGGCGGCGATCGCAACATCGACCCCGCGAAGTACGGCGCAAAGACGCTGCACCTGCCGAAGGGGCAGACGATAGCCTACGACGGCTCTAAGTTCGAGGGTGAGGCGGGCTTCGTCTCCGCCACCGCACGACGCTACAAAGTAGACGCCGAGGGGCTCTCGATCAGCCGAGCCGACAAGGCTCTCGAGACACGCGCCGAGGATAGCGTGAGCGCCACGGAGATCTACCCGAGCCGCGTAGGGGAGGTTAGCACGGTCGTAGCTGTCAATACGGCGCGCAACTTCTACGACATTACCGACATCTTCATCCCCGACGCGCTCGACTACGAGAAGGCACTGATCGCGGGGGAGACGATGACGATTATCTTCCAGTCGGGGCAGCTCGCTGGGCGCGAGTTCGAGGTGAAGTACTACCACAAGACGACGCCGAAGAAGGCGGGTAAGCGCTTCGAGATCATCTCGCAGGAGATCGACGGCGTCACGATGCCGAGCGAGCAATTCAAACCCAAGCGCGGCGACAAGTACGCCGTGTTCCACGTCGCACTCCCACAGGCCTATATCGCCGATAACGCGACGAAGACGGGGGCAGAGTGGGAGCTTCTCAAGAAGGCCGTCCGACATCTCTACGAGAACGAGGATCAGAAGTACACGTTTACGGGCGAGCTTGACGGCCTATGGGCTAAGCGCGACTGGCCTAACATCGGCGGGCGTCTCGTCCTCGGAGGGTACGTCTCCTTCCGCGACGACAGCTTCGCACGCGACGGCGTCCTCCTCCGCATCGTCGGTATTAAGGACTTCGTCAACGCCCCGCACTCGCCTATCCTCGAGCTATCGAACGACGTCGTCGGCTCGTCCTTCTCGGGTGGCCTGCAGAAGATTAAGGATGACGAGGCAATGGTCGAGGAGCGACACAAGGAGGCACTGCAATTCACTAAGCGCCGATTTAGTGACGCAAAGCGCACGACGGAGGCGCTCATCGAGGCAGCGCTCGACGGCTTCACTGGCAAGGTCTCGCCTATCGTCGTGCAGACGATGCAGCTGCTGGTCGGGGACGAGAGCTTGCAGTTCCGCTTCATCGACAACCGCGCCAACCCGAAGCAGGCCGCGCACAACGTCACCTATAAAAAGGAGACGCGCCAGCTGATCATACCCTCGGGGACGATCCAGCACCTCACGATGGGTATCACGACGCTAAGCTCCCGCCACGCGCCGAGCGAGTACAAGTACTGGGACATCCAAGGTATCACGTCGGCACGCCTCGACGAGCCCGACAAGAGCTACTACATATACGCACGCGTCGAGGCTAACGGCACGCGCGGCACGTTCCGCATCGAGGAGCAGTCGCGACGTATCGACAGCGAGGCGGGTGTGCACTGGCTACTCCTCGGCCTGCTTAACGCCGAGAACGACGGCGAGCGCTCGTTCGTGGCAATGTACGGGTACTCCGAGGTGTTGCCTGGGCAGATCCGCACGGACAAGATAGCGACGCCCGACGGCGCGGCCTACTTCGATCTCAATAGCGGCGTGATAGCCTCTAAGTCTATCCGCTTCGTCTATCCCGACGGCTCGCTCCACGACTACCCAAACGACTACCTACACACGGCGATTAGGGAGGGTAGCACGGAGATAAGCGGCGGGCTTATCCTCGGCTCGATTATCGGGGCAAAGAACAACGCAGGGGCAGTAGCATCGTACCTCTCGGGTGTGGCTAACCTCCCCGCCTTCGCCGCTGGCGTTACGAACTTCGGCAAGCCCAACGAGGCGCGCGTCGTAGCTATCAACCACGACGGCACGGGGCACTGGGGGCAGATGGAAGTCCTCGAGGGGGGTAAGGTCGTACAGATCGGCTCTATGCGCTTTGGTGGCAAGCTACCCAACACATACACACAAGACCTCCGCACACTTGAATTCAACGACCCGCGACACGAACGCTCACGCACCTATATCGGTGAAGATGGTGCGCTCTTCTTCTTCGGTATGTTTGGGGCAACGCCACGTTTCGTGCGTATCTCAAACCAGCTAAACAAGCCAGTCTTGCAAGTTAGGGGAGACGTCGATATGTCGGGGTCACTCCTCGGCGGGCGAGTATACGCAGATGAAGGTAATGTAAGGTTCAAGCATAAGTGGGGAGCACGTGCCGACCGAATGAACATCAGCCGAACAGGCACGGGCACATATCTCGTCACCCACGACCTCGGACATACGCGCTACTCGGTGCTATGCATGGACGAAGGGAACGGACGCCACAACGCAAAGATTGGCAAAATAACCGCTAACTCGTTCGAGATCTACACGAGATACGATAACACACTGTACAGCAACATCGACTTCACGTTCTACGTCTTTGGCGACAACTACTAACTAACCACAACCAACCTAAGAGACTATGTTTAAATTCTTTTCCCCCGAAGAGGCACAGGAGATGGCTGCGATGATGGCTGTAGCTCTGCTTATCGTATTGGCCGCTGTGATCGTCGACACGATCACGGGCATAATGCGGGCTATTCGAACGAAGCAGAAGATCCAGTCGAGCACCGCTAGACGCGTGTTCGGTAAGCTCCTCATCTACTACCTCGCCATCTCTGTGTTGGCGCTCCTCGACGTCCTACTGTTCATCATCGACCTCGAGACGCGTATCTCGATCCCCGAGCTCCCCTACTTGACCGTCTTTGGGGCGATCGTGGCGGTCGCCACCGAGGGCTGGAGCGTTTGGGAGAACCTCCCCAAGCACGACACGAACTCGATTAAAAACAGCGCTAAGCAGACGCAGGAGCTGGCAAAGGAGCTGGCAAAGGCACTTAACGAAGTCCGTAACCTCGCAAAAGTAGAATAGACTATGAGTAAGTATTTCACCCTCGAGGAGCTGACGCGAAGCCAAACGGCCGAGCGCCTCGGCAGAGACAACACCCCTAACGCCACTCAGAAGCGAGACCTCCTGCGACTGATGGACTACCTCGACGGCATCCGTGAGGAGTTCGGCGAGCCTATCAAGGTGACCTCGGGCTTCCGAAGCTGGAGAGTTAACAAGGACGTCGGCGGAGTAAAGAACAGCCAACACCTCGCTGGACAGGCCGCTGACATCGTGCCAGCGAAGAGCCCCGAGCGACTGCGGGAGCTGTTCGACCTTATCCGCAAGCGCGGAGGCTACCAGCAGGTCATCTTCGAACGCAAGGGGCAGAGCGTGTGGGTACACGTCGCGATCCCTCCGCTCGGAGAAATGCCGAAGCAGGAAGCGATGACGACGAATGACGGCGTTAACTTCACCAAGCTGAAGTAACTCCACAGCAGGGCGGGTGGGGAGCGTGAGGCCTCCGCCTGCGTCTGCACCTCGACACACGGCCTCACGGCAATAAAAAAAACATATATATGCGAGCTATTGACAAATGCGGAGCGGGCGAAAAGAGGGCGCTCCAGCAGGTACAGCGGGGAACAGATACGCGCATCCCCGTCGCTCTCGTCAAGCAACCGACGGGCGAGCCTCTCGATCCCGCGACGCTTGAAGGCCTTGCCGTAAGGATCGAGAACGAGGGGGGCGCACTATCCGCCGAGCCTCCATACACGCTCGAGGGGGGGCAGCTTATTGTAGAGGTCACGAAGGAGATCTCCGAGAGCCTCGGCGTCGGGGTGTACACGCTAAAAGCGACGGGACGCCTCGCCGACCCCTCCTACGAGGACGGCTACCACGACTATACGATCATCGTCGAGCTGTGTCGCGTCGTCCGCGACGCCGTCCTCTACACCCCTACGGCCGTCACGGCTAACGTGCTGGAGGGCTTGCGTGGGCTTAGTGCGTACGAGATAGCTGTCAAGCACGGCTACAAGGGTACGGAGGAGGAATGGATAAAGAGCCTTACACCCAAGGGCGGAGCAGGCGGTGGCG